TCGTTAGTCGATCCACAATTACGCTCAGACTCTAGCCACTTTTGGTACGCAACGGCCTCACGGTCGATTGCTAGTCCAGGTAGCCTCGGGTTTTTACGCATTGCTTCTGATACAAGATAGTCGTCGCGAAACGTTGGAGTGTCAGTATCCGGCATACTAAAGCCGAGATACTCATCCCATTGTTTGTTGACGGCACAAATGTAACAGGCTAATGAGCGAGGTGTATTAACAGCCTCGCAAATCTTCAAGAAAGCACCAAGCTCGACCTTAAAAAGACGAGCCCCGAGTCTAGCACTACGGGTTTTGGACATGATCGCTCCAGTTAGTTTGGCTTTATATTATTTAAGCCAGGTTAATAAAGCGGATCAAGGTCTCGCATAGCACCAGTAATAAGTGCGTGTGCGAGTGCATTCTTAGCAAATGCGTAAAGGTTCTTCCGTTCCGCGTCGGTTGCCTGTTCAGGCAAAATAATATCGACGTTACAGCGGAGAGTGTAGGCAACGGTTGTGATACCGTTGACAAGCGACGTAACAGGGTATTCGATACCGAGTTTCGCACGATTTACAACACTCTTACCTTTCGCGAACGTATTGGAGACGGTCAGTCGGCGATAGCCAACTGCCACACCAGACGTGCGATCAGCAAAGGAAGATAGGCCCGGGGTCACAGACTCCGGATTGAATGTAACGGCAGCGGGAGCTACCTGACCATCATTGATGGTAATTGCTGCGGCTTGTGCCATGGGATTTAACCTCAGGTTAAGATGATTGTTAACGCAGTTTGCGTGATTGGATTGCTATATTGCTAAGCTTTTGCCCGATTAGGGCAAGACCGTTTGCAATATGCGTTGGACTGACTGAGTCTTTATAACGAATCGTCGCAAGAGTTCCAAGTGACACTGGGGCTGTACGCCCACGAGCATCGTTGAAATACGTGCTTTCGGAATCGAGACAAGAAACAGTACTGTCGAAACGCCTCTTTGTTGTGTAGAATATCAAACTTGAAGCACCGTCTATGTACAGGCAGTTGTCCAACGAGGCTAGAAATTCGCCATAGTTGAACCACCAGTCGTAGACGAATGACCAAGGAGTGAGTTCCCACGCCACAGAGAGCGGATTTGTTAGGCCATACCGACCTAGCGTGCTATTTAAGGCAGCTAGACTATACACAACGCGCGCGCGCGCCTTGACCGAACCGTGAAATCGACATTGCTCGGTCCAGCTTACGCTGGAAGCAACGACAGATATGCCGGATAAGGTCTTCGACGCCTTACGTGAAGTGTACTCGGTAAAATACTCAGTAGGAACTTTAGTAGCGGCAGCAGACTTGATATCTGCCATCGCTTCATGTAAGTCACCCATGAGCGGCTTAACCCCATATACGTATGCTATGTAATCATTGAAAAGTCTTTTGGACTCTCGCTGACTCACGCCTGGTCGGATTCTACCTGATGGGTAGTAATGACCATGTACGAGGACACGGGGATCCTTATGGACTACTGCGAGCGTAAGAACGACGAAACGCTTCGCGACATCTGAGAACAAGTCCGCCGTTTGACGGTACTCGCCCAGCATATTCGCTAGGTTCACGCCACGCGCGCGTGCTGCCTCTAAGATCTTATTACGCAAGATAACTTGCATAGATGCCATTTCGGCATCGGACGTCGCGGTATTTTGCAGAACGCCCTGAGATCTGTGTATCGAAGGTGTTGCATCGAACTTGAAAAACACATCAGGACCGGGTTTAGTGGTCCAAGTGCAAGTACTCGAAGTTAATGCCTCACGAACGCTAGAGAAAGCCGTGCCCGAACCGAATGGATCTGCAGGAAAGACCCGCTTAGCTGTATCAGTCTTAAAGTTGTAATACGACGTTAACTTGCTCTGCCCTAGAACGGTTAAGGACCCGTTCTGAGAGTTAAAGCGAGTATAGGGCGCAAACAAAGTGCCACTGGTTAGCATTTTAGATCCTTTCAAGAATGGCAAGATAGGGAG